GTAGTCAGTCAGCGGCTAACCCCCAGCTGATCCAGGCGGAATGACCCCAGAGGATCCACACCGAGAGCGCGAGCGCGGCCAGCAATGCCAGCGATGCCAACAGCCCGATCGCTGCGAGGGCGAACCGGGTTTGCGGATACAGGGTAATCCAATCGGCCAGCTTCATGAGGGCCATCCGGGGAAGTGGGCGGACCAGCAGTCGGGGCTCATGCCGGCGATGAGTCACACTCTCGAGAACCGGATTGAGCGCCTGGAAGGTCGTCCTGGGATCTCCCTGGACGCCCTGCGAAATATCATGTCCGAGTTCACCCGTGGCGGCGAGTAGCTCCTCGCGTACCATCTCGCGGATGCGGGCCCCTACTGAACGCCCACATCAGAGCACGCTCAACAAGATGTCATACGGTGCAGAAGCCAACACCCCCAGCCGGTACGCCGCAGCCGCGCACGCCACCAACGGCGACACGTCCTCGGTGAAACCCCGATCCCATGTCTCACTGTCACCCACCCGCCGGGTGCGGGCGCTGCTGACCGCCATATCCAGCGCAGGCTGGCCGACGTGAATGATGCTGCCGCCCTTGACCGCCTCCTGAAACGCGGCGCAGCTGGCCGCGATATCGGTGCCGTTGAGCTTCTTGAACGCCACGCCGACGCGGGTCAAATCAGGCTCCAGGCCGCGCGCGGCTCCAGGCGTCAGCGACACCTCGGCGATATCACGGCCGGCGACCAGCTGCGCCACCTTGTCGGCAACCCAATCCGTTCCCTCACCGCTGTGGGCGAGCAGCAGGGTCTTGCCGCCGGTCTCTCCAGCGACTCCGATCGAGGCGATCCCGCGGTACGGCGATACGTCGATCGCGAGCACCGCCTGCCTGGGCTCGCGCACATCAGCATCGGCTAGCCGGACCCACTGTTGGATGTCGAACACCCGCCACCGATCGGAAGGCCAGATGCCGAGGGCCTCACGACGAAATCCGTCAGGATCGAGCTTGCGGCGCAACCGCTTAATGCTTTCGGCGGGTGTCCAGTGTGGGTACGACGGGTTGGCTTTCGCCCACTGCGCCGGGTCGTCGAGGTCGGCGTCCTCGTCGGCGGAAAACTCCACCCACGCAAGATCGGCGGCCTCACCTGAGAGCGCATCGGCGCGCATCCGGCTGAAGCTCTCCGAGTTGTCGGTTGGCTTCGGCGGTGTGCCGCAATAGATGTGCAGACCGAGCTTGGACATGTTCAGGCTGGCGAGCATGTTCTGCAGGGCACGCTCGGACAGGATCTGCCCCTCGTCGAAAATGATCGCGTCCACCCCCGACAAGCCGCGGCCGAAGCCGTGCTCCCTGGCGCCGAACAGGATTCGGCTGCCGTTGGTGAACCGGATCTCCTCATCACCGGCCCCCAGGAACACCTTGCCGATCAGCGGCCGCACCGCCGTGCGGCGGGTGAAACTCTGCATTGTCAAAAAGCTTTCAGCGGTGGTGCGGCTGTGGTGACTCGTCCAGATCACGAACAGGCCCGGATGGTCGAGGCACAGCCCGAAAATCAGCCCGATCAGCAGCGTCGTCTTACCCACCTGACGGGGCAGCGACATGCCCACCCCGCCGATGGTGGCCGCCAGCTGACCGTCGGCACACTTGGCCAGGATCAGCCGGCCCGCCCCGTCCTGCCACGTGTCGAACGTCAGACCCAGCTTCTCATCGCAGATACCAGCGATCCGCGGCCAACCCGTCGACACGATGCCGGCGGGCTGCACGACGTGGCGGGCGACGCTGGAGAGCTGCCGCGTCCTGGTTGACATGCCGTGATTGTCTCACCGAACCGCCCTGGCACAACGAAACCGACAGCTTCCGCACTGCGCGAGCGGTACGCCGAGCGTGCCGCGCTGGAGCCGTCGCAGGCGTAACCTGCTGCACCGCAGTCACAATGGGCTAAAACCGTAACGCCCTGAGATCGCCGCAGAGCCATCGGCAGCGTTAGGCCGGTGTGATCGGTCAGCGGTGACCTGTTGTCAGGCTTGTGGCCATGGTAGTGGGTGGACGGGCTGGAATGGTGGCAGCGACCGACCGGAATTACGGCCGGAGTGTTGGTGGCCCCGAAGCGCGGATCGCTGCCCTGGTTCGCTCGCTTGTCGCTAGTCACCCAGATAGGTCAGCGAAATCCACGTTCCGGCGTCGGTACCCGGGAGACGCTGTGTATGCCCCGACTCCTGATAGACGCTCAGGGCGACCTGTTGACCCGCCGACATCCGTTCAACTGCACAGAGCGACTGGCTGACAAAAGGAGGACCATCCTCGGGGATCGGCGTGAAGGCAGACACGGCTGGACGCAGCTCGCTGCCGTCAGGACGGTGAACCTCGATGATTCCACCAACTCGGCCCGGACCATGGAGGTGAATCCACTCAATCTCACCTAGCACCAAATACAGCCCCGACTTCGGAGCCACCAGGCTTGTGGGGCGATTATCCAGGTCGGCCACTCCTCCCTTGCTATCGACCACTGTGTCGAATGTAAGAGAACGAGCCGTGCTATCAGATATCTGGACCTCGCGTGTGATTCGGATTCGGCCTGTTATCACTGGGTCAGCCATGGGTGCAATGGTGCCCTATACGGCGGTTTACATACCGCATTACCAAATTCGCGCGTGGTGTGCTGGCGGCTGCCGCTTGCGATTGCGTGCCTTGTAGACCCTTCTGCAGTTCTTGAGTTTTTGCTCACGAGGTGTACATAGCTGGCACCATTCTCAGTATGAAACCGCTGCCGCTGGCGATGTTCGCCCGTAACTGGATGCGCCCTGTGAATCCCGCAAAGGGACTAGTGATCGGCGCCATGGTGGCTGTGATGTGTGGCGCAAGCCTCGTCGTCGCCGTCGCTGCCGATGCTGACCCTCCATGCGATCTTTGGACCTTTAACGGATACACACAGTTCGACTTCCCAGACGGCGGAAAGATGACATTCATCTCGTGGCAGCGGTGGATCTACCCACCCATAGACGTTTTGTCTATCCCCCCGAATGGAGGGCCGTTAACGAAGTCGTCAATGTATGGAGGCAACGATTTAGGGAACATTATCTGGCTGCAGCGCCATATCCCTATCTCAGGGAGTGTTGAGTGGTTCAACGGGGGTGTGACCGACGATGGCTTCGCATATGGCATCGCGTGGGACAACCGCGGCCGATCCAGTTCATGGAGGTCAGCCGCCCCGCTCAGGTGCTGTAACCCTCAGGCAAACTGCCCCTAGAACTGCGCCTCAACCGACCGACCGAGCACCGACCATGCTCACGGTTCCTGACCGTTCACGGTTCCGGGCTGACCGCCCAAAGCGGCTTTAAGGATTCCAGCTCCATTAAGCGGGAGTGAATTGCGCGGAATTGCCGGCATTTCCCTTAGCGATAGCCTCGGCTAGAGTTCCCGCCACGCCTCGTCGGCACGCGAGCCCACGCGGCGAGCCTTGGGCTGCTCCTCGGTCGCACGCCGCACGTCCAGATCCGACAGCTCGCGCGACACCTCCAGCAGCCGACGCGACAAGCTGGCCAAGTCACGCGGCGGGCAGGAGCCGTCGCTGATCGCCTGGGCGATGGTGTCGCGCAACGCGATCAGCAGCTGGCGCTCGTCGCCGGTCGCGGCGGCGGCCGCCACCGACTTCGGCTGAAGCGGACGTACGGTGGTCTTCCGGCGCGGATTCGTCATCATCGAGCCTCTCTCGTGGAACCTGTTGCGGTTCAAAGGTTTTCGGCTTTTATCCGGATGTATTTGCTGGAAATGGCATCCTTCGTTTGCTGGCAAGTGGTTTGGTTTGCTGCAAAACGCGGCGGAATCGCGCCTTTGGATCGTGCGATGCAATCCGTGAGCTGACCCCGCCAGGTCCGCGCGACCACCACCCAAAAGAAATGAGCCTCTGACCTGCGCAAATGATGCCATACCCTCTCCCGGTATCGCATGCAGTTGCCGTCGACCGCGAGAGAGGCTCCATGACCAGGGGAAATAATGGCGGGGCGGGGTTAACTGTGGATGCCCCATTGTTTGCTGGATGTGTTTGCTGAGGTTGGCTGGATACGGGCGCGCTCATGTGTCGAACCACCGGAGTGCCCGTGGTCGCGGTTCGCGTTGCCGCCGGTTGCGGGCAGCAATGTTGCACGAGCGGTGACTCGGCCCACGATAGGCGCCGGTGCGGTGCGCAAGCCCGTTGGGCAGATCGGCGTGGTCTAAATCCCAGGGCTCACCTGGCCGTATCGCTTTATGGCAGCGGGTGCAGATCGCTTGTCCTGCGGCGACGATGTGGGCGAGACGGGCACGCTCGACCCGATGCGGTTGGCCGTACCCTCGTTGGGTTGTGGTGCGTGTGTGCGGCTTGGACATGATCTGATGCCTTTATGGGTTGCCCGGCGGGCCGACGGTCGTGGAGAGTTCACCAACTGCCACAGCCGGCGCGCCCGCCGGGGGGTCTGGGTCATACCCCGACTGGTCCCGGTCCGTCGCCGGGGCGGCCGTAAGGTTCGGGGTGGGCCTGCTGGTCGTTGATGTAGCGGTCTGGAGCGCGCACCGGGATCTGCGGACGGTAGGTTTCGGCCAGCGGGCTGGCCGGTGGGAGGAAGGATTCGCGGGCCGAGCCTGCCGCTGTGGACGCGGGCGTCTCGTCGATGTTGCTCCAGGCGACCTGGTAGCCGGGTCGGTAGTCCTGCTCGCCGAGCCCGACGGTGGGGATGTCGAAGTCATGCCCTTCGTTGGGGCTGCTCATCGGTCAATCTCCTTTCTCATCCTGGTTCGCCGAGCAACCAACTCACGCGTGCTCGCGAACCGCGGTCATGCAGGTAGTCGGGCGGCAGGCCTCCGCCGCAACGGACCAGCAGGTCGGAGATCCATTCCTGTCCGGCTTCCCTGCCGCGTCGGACCTCGTCGGCGGGCAGTATGTCGCGCAGCCCGGGGAATTCGAGGAATACCCGGTGGTCGCTGTGGAGCGCCTGGAGTTGGCCGACGGCGAAGCCTGCGGCCCGGCCCAGCGCGTCGGCGTCATCGGCGATGAATCGGGCACGTGTGTGCCGCGCGGACGAGGTCACCATCCACCGAGGATCCGCTTGAGGCGCAAGTTGAGCAGGCGCTGCCTATTGCGGTGGCGCACATGGTGATCGGCGGAAGGGACGACGATCGGATCGTAAGGGCGCATGGCGAGGACGCGCATTTTCGCCTGGCGCCAGTTCATTGTTCGGGGTGATCCCGACCGAGCTGGGCCTGGGAGGTATCCCCAGCGTCTGCCGTTGATGTAAACCTTCGCTTGCGCTGCGGTGCGCCGCCTCGGTGACGGCCGGTCGGAGCGGGTGAAGAAGCGCCGGAGTTCCCCGCTGTTCGAATACATTTCGACGGTCTCGTAGGGCGCGTCAACATGGCGGGCCAGCGACCGTAACGCCGTGGTGGTGGACGGGTAGGCCGGAACGGTAACCGGGCCAACATCTTTCAGACTTCCCGACCGCAGGATCCGCAACGGTGTCCCGTCGCGGTAATCCCACGAGTCATCCGAGCAGACGAATGCGAACGAACTACCGGCATAATCGCCACGCCCGAGGCTCTCGTGCACATCTCTCCTCGAACTGGGCAGGTCGCATTCGTAGTCGAGTCCGCGATAGTCGGTGGTGAGCCGCAGCGTCCCGGAGTGCACGGCCCCGAGGAGCATTCGGCTATCGTGCTCGGCTCGCGCCACCACGTCCCTGAACCCTTGCTGGCGGGCTTCGTCGAAGAAGGTCGGCTCGATCGTTTCGATGAAGTTGCCCAGCAGCCGCGACGGGCTGTTGAAGGTCGCCGCGTAGCCGCCGATGCGGAGCTGGCCGGCGCTACCGCGGCATTCGACGGTCGACGGGGTGATCCGGTACTCGACATCGCTGACACCGGTGCTGCGGCCGTTGCCGTCGGCGACCTCGATGCCGAACCGCTTGCAGGCGGCCTTGATCCGACGCATGATCGTGGCCACCTGGCTTGCCGTGTAAAACTTCTGGTTGGCTGGCGTGCTGAAGTACGCGAGGGCGGCCCGGGTGTGAGCTTCGGTGTCGATCGGGTAGCGCTTGACGCCGTCGGACTGGTAGCCAGGGTCGGCGTAGGTCACCGCCCCATAGGGTTCGTTAGCGGCCATGGTGGTGCCTCCTGAAAAGCTCTGAAAGCGATTCTAGGTGCATAAACACAAGCTTGTAAGCAAGTCAGGGTGTTTGTGCCTCTACGGCGGCGTGGCGCGGCCAGAACGGGCCTCCTAGGTCGCTTGGGCGTTGCCGTCCAGCGGTTCGGTGGTGCTGATGATGACGCGGTGGCTCTTCAACACGACAGCCTCGACGCCGTCGTCGTCCTCGAGACATTCGTCGATGGAGCCGACGCCGACTTCGACGATCGGCAACAGGTCGTCACTGCCGGCGACTTTCACCATGACTTCCATGTCCCGA